AGTATAATGGAGATTATATATTTGAAATGATTATGTATCTCTGCGGAGTCGTGATGCAGATTCTCAGGTGTAGAAGGAATGTCTGCATCTAAGATGAGGAAAGCAGTTGTTGATGATGACTTTGCTGCATCCGAAAAGGAACACCAAAGGAACTTGATGATGGTGATACAACTGCATTATTTGATGCAGTTCGTTCCGGAATGGGAGTTAAGAAAAAGAAAGAAGTTAAAGAGATGTGGAGATTGCACCTAAGTATGATCCTAAAGGTTTAAGAGATAATTATATTTCTGGCAACATCTTTAATCTTGGTGATATTGTTGAGAACTTAAACACTGGTTTAATTGGTAAGATTGTTCGTCGTGGGACTAATCATCTTATCTGCGTAACTAAAGAAGACTATATGTTTAAGTCCTGGATACGTGATGTAATGGAAGCAGTCACAAATTATCCAGGTCCATCTGGAGTTCCTTCTGATCAAAGACTTATAGGAACTGATTCTCATCGTGAGTATGCAATGAGAATTACAGGTACTTCTGGTATAAAGAATTTCATAAATAAGTATAAGAAAAAGAAGTCGTAGTATTCCAATGTCTGAAATTCATTTGAGTGATCTCTCGAAAATCTATAAAGAACAGATTGTAGAAAAGAAGGATGATTCATATCTTGAACCTGATATGAAGAAACGCCAGAAGAATAATGAGAAAGCCCGTAAGGAAATGGCAAAGGTGAAGGGTCAGAAGAACCCTCATTTTGAATCACTTGATCCTGTAGGGCAGGAAGATGGTGATATTGACAATGATGGAGATAAGGATAAGTCTGATAAGTATCTTGCCAAACGTCGCAAGGCAATTGGTAAGGCCATCAAAGGTAAGATGAAGAAAGAGGAGTTCATCCCTGAGGTCATGACTGATTCTGAAGATGATAAACCCATCAAGGAAAAGAAAGTAAAAAACGTTGTCAAGGTTAATCCTAAACTAGGTGAATCTGTAGAGGAAATTGGTGGTGAACTGATTGAAGCAGTTGAGATTGTTGATATTCTTGAAGAAATTACAGATCAGGAACTGAGATTTATCTCTGATAAAATGATTGATGAGATTGTGGAGGAGTTCTTCCTTGAAGCAGCAGAGCAAGATGAAGATCTTGAAGTTCTGCAGCAAAATCTCTGTGAGTCAATTGATCTATCAATTAGTCTTCTTCTGGAACAAGATGCTGGTGCTGAAGCACGTAAGCGTTTAGGCAGTGGTCCTTCCAGAGCATCTGTCATGGACAGAGTAAAGTCTGCTGTTAAGAAGGGTGCCAAGGTAGCACGTAAAGCAGTAGTCAAAGGTTCTGAAGTTGCTGGTAAAGCAGTAGGACATGCTAAGAATCTTGCAAAAGATATGGGTAGTGCTGCTAAGAAGGGATATCAGTCAACACAGTCTGGATCTTCTGATTCCTCATCCTCTTCGGATTCTTCATCCTCTTCTGATTCTGGATCATCATCTTCTTCTGCTCCTAAGAAGAAGGGTCCAGGATTGCTCAGTAGAATTGGTGCTAAACTCAAGAGAGGTATTGGTAAAGCAGCAAGAGCAGTATCTAGAGGTTCTAGAAACTTAGCACGTAAGATGGATGAAGCAGTCTATGGTGGTACTCCACCAGAGAAAAAGGACACCCGTATGGTTGTCACAAATGCTGATAAGAAAGCAAATACTCCTGCATATCAAAAGATGAAGGCAGGTGACAAGCGTTATAAGTCTGCTGATCATATGGATGAGGAAAAGAAACCTCTTCCTAAGAACAAGATGTTCCGTAAAGCAGGTAACTTGGTCGTGATGTTGTCAGTCCTTCTGTGACTGATGACCAACGTCAGAAAGCATATGATCGTTCTAAGAAAATTGTCAAAACTTTAAACAAAGCAAATGAAGAAGTTGAGACAGAAGGATATGAACCAATGACTCCTGAGCGCAAACTGCGTGTTGATAGGGCAAAGCGTGGTGCATATGATAAAGATCAACGTGCCCAACATCAAGGTGATAAAAAAGAAGCAGATAAGCAGTTCAAACGCCGTATGGCAATGGACAGCAGAACCAAAATGAAAGAAGATGCAGCAATGTCTCCTCAAGAAATTCAGTTGCAAAAAAAGAAAGCAATGCTGGATAGAATGATTGCTCAAAGAAGACAGCAGGGGTTGACCAAGGCAAACGCACCTGAAGCACCCGCGAAAGCAATGGGTGAAGAAACCGAAGATTCTTTGAAGGATCGTCGCATGGAACGTGGTGGTGTTGATGGCAACAACCGTTACAAGAGTGCTACTAAAAATGTTTCTATGGGTGGTGGAAAGAAAAAACCCTATGATGGTATGTCTGCACTTGAGAAAGTAAAGGCAAGCATCCGTGCCAAGCATGGTCAGGGTGCTATTATGGATACCAAGAAGAAGTAATGCCTGCTGTATCTAAAGCACAGCAAAGGTTTATGGGTATGGTTTATGCCACCAAGAAAGGTGACATGACTAACCCTTCACCTGAGGTTGCCCAAGCAGCAGCATCTATGAAGAAGGGTGATGCGAAAGACTTTGCATCAACTAAGCATAAGAAACTCCCTGAGAAGAAGGTTGCAAAGGAAGCAATCAGATTTCTCACAGAGAGATAAGGTTATGAAGAAAGCAAAACCTCTTCACAAACATCTTTTTAAGAACTTGCATAAGGGTGATAGAAAGGGTGATGTAAATGAGAAAATTGATTATGCTGACTCTAAGCAAATGAAAAAATATGCTGATGAGAAGAAGAAGCATAAAGAACAAGATAATAGAATGAAGTTTGGTAAGTTTTATAAACGTGCTGAAGATGCAAGAGAACGATTACGTCCTGGTGAAGTAAAACGTTATGATAAAGCAAAGGGTAAGTGGGTTTCAAATAAGGATTGATATATAGTATTAGTAATTGAGATTTACCATGCTTGCATTTTTACTTCCATTAGCATCAAAAATTATTAAAGATGCCGTATCAAATATTCCAGAGAATGAAGAACTCGGTGAGAAGATGGTTGAGATCTGTCTTGTTATTCTTGCTAAGGCAGTTAAGCTAACCAAGACCGATATGGATGATCAACTTTTAGAGGTTGTAACAAAAGCAATTGCTGCCCGTGAGGGTGAGTAATTTTATAAATATTAATTAGCAAATAAATTAAACGAGAGAGAAACATGGCACTCTGGGGAAATAATGACAACCTGAATTCTTCGGGTACTGTATCAGTAAATTATGCCAATAAGACTGTAACTGGAACTGGGACGACTTTTGGTGCCGCAGGTGCTGACATA